CCGAAGGGGTCGAGCACCACGGAGTTTGCCATAGAGCTGTTCTGAATGGGATAGGCAAGCAGCGGAATCGGCTTCATGGTAGGATGGTCGCCGTTTTTCTTGGGCTTGTCGAACTCCCAAATGGTGGACTCTTTGCGCCCGGTGTACCACTGGTGCTTGCCTTTCTTCTTCCAGCCGTAGAGGCACGGCTCGTGCTGCCACTGATAGGGACTGCGACCCAGCACGAGGGACTGCTTTTTCCAGATACAGCAGCCGGAGAGATAGAACCCTGCGGCATCAAACGCCTTGCGGAAATTCAGCCCCTCGGTGTCGGCGTGGAACACATAGATGGACGCATCATCCGCCATGACCTTCTCCATATTGGAAAAGGCATCGAAGAGAAAGTCAAAAAACTTCTCCGATGCCATATTGTCATTCTTGATTTTTCCGGCACTGCCCTCGTAGTTCACATTGTAGGGCGGGTCGGTGATGACGAGGTTTGCCTTGCGGCCGTCCATAAGGGCGGTGTAAGTTTCCTCTTTTGTACTGTCGCCGCACACAAGTCTGTGCCGTCCCAGCGTCCAGATGTCGCCGGACTTGGTGAAGGTCGGTTTTTGCAGTTCGGCATCCACATCAAAATCATCCTCTTCGGCTTCGATGCCGTCATCAAAGAGCTTTGACAGCTCCTTTTCGTCAAAGCCGGTGAGGAGCGGGTCAAAGTCCGCCGCCTGCAAGGATTCGATCTCCACACGCAGGAGTTCCTCATCCCAGCCGGCATCCATGGCCATACGGTTGTCCGCAATGATGTACGCTTTCTTCTGGGCTTCAGTGAGATGGTCTGCAAAAACGCACGGCACCTCAGAGATGTCTTCCTCCTTAGCGGCAAGAATACGACCGTGACCGGCAATCACGCCATAGTCACGGTCAATGATGACGGGATTGATGAAGCCAAACTCACGCAGTGAGGAGCGGAGCTTATTGATCTGCTCCGGACTGTGTGTCCGGGCGTTGTTGACATAGGGAACCAGCTTCGTGATGGGAACGAGCTGCATTTCGGTCGTTGTTTTCATTAGACCAGCCCCCATTCCGCAAACTGCTCGAAGCCGCCGACCGAGCGGATGTAGTTTCGAGCAATCTCCACGATTTTC